TTTTTGGACTCTGCTAAAATTCGGATGATCGCAGATTCCAAAAATCTACGATTGTCTCTCAATTTTGGTCGTCAACTTTCAAAATTCAGGATTTCAAAAAATTTAGATTTTTGAAAATTTTATGGTTAAAAATATTGGTCCCTTTTAGTTTGTGGTTAAAAAATTCGTTTGTGGATAACACTTCAATCTACAGAGTGAGTTAATTTTTTTTTGAAAAATAAAAGGTTTTAAATATTTTTAGGTTTTATGGTTTAATCAACCTTTAAAATAAGAAAAAGTGGATGAAAACACTGTTTGAAAAGTGTTCATTTTAATGGGTTTGAGAACCATTAAAATGAAAAATGAAAAATTTACCCACTACCACCCTAGGAAAAAAATACTATTTTTCGCCTTTTTTATGTGTTCTTTTTTAAGCTTTAACTAAAGCATTAAATCGTACAATCTGAATAAAAAACAATTTTATCATCAATTGACTCAAAGAGTTAAAGTAACATGAAATCTTGCACTCTAACAAAAGCATCAAACAGCGAGTTGCACTGGCAAATGTCTATGAAAGTCGGATTTCTGGTATGTTTGGTTTCTTGAAATTTTTGGACGATTTCGTGGCTGCTCATATTAACCTTAACTGGAAAAACAAAATTTTCAAAGGTTCTTTGAATCAACCAATCGTATATGGAAACTTTGAACATGTAAGATTGATGGAACCTTAAATTTTTAAAATTAATATTGATGCTTGTTTCTTCATATAGCTCTCTCAACAGAGTCAATATGACAGTTTCGTTGTAACTTGAATGTCCGCCTGGAAAAATGTGAACAATTGTGGGTTGTTTCGCCTTTATGGTTCCCTCCAATTTAGGTAAAGGTGGAACAAAACTAAAAAATAAATTTCGAACTTTTTCCAATTCTGAGGTATACAACGACTCTATAAGATTGAAATTTATTTTGTTACATTTAAGGTCTCGAATAACCTTTGGAAAATGAAACGATTGACTTCGTTCGAGTAAAAATACTTTTTGGTCGGTTGTAATCATCATCAAATTAAATGATATTTTTTTGGCACTCACAGAATTAAAAATATCTCGAAGAATGGAAGGATTAACCTTTAGTTTTGTAATATACCGTCGTTCATTGATCCCCGTTATGATTGCGCTTCTCGCCGTCGTCTCACTAAAATCTAACCTCAAACTACTAAATTGATTTTTTTGGTTCATTTTTACCTTGTTTATTATTTAGTTATTTTCTTTAAATCTTAAAATCAATTTTTATAGTCTTGAATTAACCATTAAATTTAAAATAAAATAAAAACTTTAATGGGTGCTGGCAGGTAAGAGAAACAACAAGTTTTCTCTTATAAGAATTGGCCACAATAATAAATGTCCAAGACACGAATCAAAACACCTCCAAATGTAACTATGGATATTTTGGAGCTTAATTCTAAGATACAAAAATTTATAGAGGATGAAAGCACAAACAATTTTTCAAATAAAGATGCCATTACTCGAATAGATATTTTACTTCAAGGTCAATTTAACCTAAGACCAAGAATGGTATATAAATTAAATATTTTAAAGGAGACTCTCACCTCAAGCGTTGAAGAATATGAAAATTTGAAATATTTCAACGTTGATGTTGCTCCGCTGATTGAAAAGTACCATAATCTCAACAAACAAACTATGGCTATTCCCTTCTTTAACACGAATAAAAAACATTTGAAAGAACATACCATTCGAAAGGAGCAAACCCAAAAGGAATTTATTCAAAAACTAAAGGAGTATACTAACCTTAAAAATTTTGAATTTATGATGAAAAATTATGCGTTCGTTCCAAAGTCCAGTCCACCACCTTGTCTATGCGGCAACAAAACCGAGTTTATTCGAGATGAGGACAGAGCTGTATGTGCTATCTGTTCTACAGAGCAATCGCTCATATCAAACACTTCTTCGTTTTCTGATGTTGGACGAGTCAATATGGCAAGCAAGTACACTTACAATAGGAAAGTTCACTTCAGAGACTGTATTATCCAATACCAAGGTAAGCAGAAGACTCATATACCAGAAGAAATTTACACCATACTCGAAATGAAGTTGGTTGAAAAAAAATTAATTTCTGGTTCATCGACAACTTTTTCTGATCGAACCAAAAAATATGAAAAAGTTACAAGGGTTATGGTTCTTGATATCCTCAAAGAATTGGAATCAAAAGATATCAAAAAATTTTATGACGACATTGTTCTTATACACCATACACTGACAGGTCAGCCGTGTGACAACATTGAGTACCTAGAAGATTCACTTCTAGACGATTTTGACAAGTTGACAGAAACTTATGACAACTTGTACACAAACAAAGAAGAAAGTGATGGCGAATGCTCCAAAAAGAGCACTAAAACTTCAAAAAGAAAAAATTTCATTAATGCTCAGTTTGTCCTTTATCAACTATTAAAGAAACATGGTCACCCATGTAATGAAATGGACTTTTTGACCTTAAAAACATCGGAAAGAAAAAGGTTCCATCACACCATATGCAAAGAACTATTTTCTATCTTGGGTTGGAAGTATTCGTATTCCATCTGAAACACGCTACTCTCTCAGAACGAATGGTTTCTTCAACCTTATTTTCCAAAAAGAACTTTTTTTGCCTTTTAGGCAAAAAAGAGTTAATAAATGGTATACGTAGTCATTTGTGGTGTGTTGTTGGGTATATTTATACTAAAACTTAAAGACGAATTGAAAGGTCGATCGAACCTTATTAAAAAAAGATCTATATTAGCCGATATTTACGATGATTTGGCCCATATGTTTTATTTTCGAAAACCAGGAAAATTTATTGGGCCTCTGGAACCTTTAAATAATCTTGATATATTGAACAATTTGATAATGGTTGAAGATAACGAGTCTTACACCATAAATAAAAAAGTTATACATTTGTGTACAAAAGATCCACGAAATGGAAGATATTATGACAAAAATACATTAATGTTTGTTGTCCTCCATGAATTGGCACATGTGCTTTGTAGTGATGTTGGGCATACTGATTCTTTTTCAGTCATAAATCAGGCTTTACTTGACCATGCCGTTAAATGTGGATTTTATGATCCTTCTAAACCTTTTGTTAAAAATTATTGTAGTTTAAAGTAAAAATTTTAATGCTTTTTATAAGCATTAAAATTTAAAGCATGCTTAGACATCGTATTTTTGGTCGTTAATAACCTTCATTTCTTCTATCAACTCTTGTTGGATTACCTCGGACTCTTGAAGGTCTATATTATTTCCACTGAATTGAACATTTTTAGCCCTCAATTCGTCCTTAATTCGGTTATACAAAGTTTTAGAGTTTGGATTAGCCTTAAAATCGAGAAGAATAGTCATATTGGGAAATAACAAAGTTTGAGTCTTAATTCTACGTTCCGTATAAGCGTGTTGACCTCTAATAGTGTAGTATTGGAAAGTTTGATCGTCATTTCTCTTGATAAGAACAAATCTCTCTTGTTTATCTTCGTCTACTGGAAGAGGCGCTCTATCTTCGACTGCTATCCCCAATTTATGTTGAACTTTCTTTACTTCTTTCTTGAGTCCTTTAACATTTTTCTCTAGTCCTTTGTTACTATCAAGTAGCTCTTCGTTCTGATCTTTGACTTCTTCTAGAGATATGCCGAGAGAACGCATGTATTGTGTTTGTTGTTGGTTGGATAAAGTCAATTTAGCGATAGATTCTTCCAAAGTTGTTATTTTTCTTTGAGACTCCCGATGGTTGTAGTAAAGTGTATATTCAGTATATAATTTAAGGAGCTTTTCAAGGTCGATATAATATTGTCTAATTATGTGGCCATTTTTGGTTTTAAGCTGCATGATAGCCATCTTAAGGTCATCAGGTTCCATAATCAAAAATTTTGATCGAGACTTTGCGGCATCATGTGGTAATAATTGAAGTTCTTCTTGTATAGTTGGATATTGTTGAATTTCTTTGTCTTTCCGAGTCAACTCACGATATTCAATGGTGTTTCGTTTAAGTATTTTCATAAATGCTTCCTTTTGTTTTCTGAAGTCACCTTCATAACCAAACCACTCAAGTATCAATGTCGACACGTGGAGACATTGATTTCCAACGACCACTTGCCAAAAGTAGTCAAACATGGTCATATTAAGCTTAAATTTGGACACTTTCACAAACTCTATAATATCAAGGAGTTTGTAACTTCTATTCAAAGCCTTATTAATTTTAGGGTTATTTGATCCATTCTCTGTATCAATAATAACTCCCAAAAAATTAGTTTTTGATGGTGTATTAGTACCACTCAAAATAATATCAGTTATGGGTTCCATTTCTTCTTTATTTTCATCTGATTTTTCGAAATAAAATTCAATTTTTTTATGGTTGGTATTACCCGCTTTCTCCAACACATTGTATATAGTGGGTCTTGAAACCTCAAATTGTTTAGCTAAAGAAAACACGGGTGTTCCATCGTTGAACATCTGAGCGATAGTATGACGTTGTTCTGACGTCAACTTATTTTTATAACTTCCTTGCATGACTTTATTTACTCGGAAAAATAAAGAAAAAAAATAAATTTTTTTATTCATATTTAGTCGCTATTTTTAAAGACTTTAAAGTCTTTAAAAATAAAATTTCTTTAACCTTCGCAAAAAGTACAATCTGGCTCCTTTTCCTCCATAATCTTAACAAGATGAGAGTTATGGTTTACTTTATCAACAGTTAGAATTTTCTTTGATCGAAAGTAGTAAAGTGTCTTCAAACCAGCCAACCATGCTTCAAGGTGGACTTTGTGCACATAACTCTTACTTTCGTTTGGGTTGAAGAACAGGCTAGTGGACTGGGACTGATCAATATATTTTTGTCTGGCTGCAGCCAACCTTATTAAAGTCATTTGATTGATTTCAGGCCATGTTTTAAATACTTTTTTTTCGTGGTCAGTCAGACAATCGAGGTGTTGAACAGAACCATCGCACATTTTTATACTACTATAAATTTCCTTCAATTCAAGGTTAGAATCAATCCTGTTTTCTAAAATTTTCTTCAGATGCTTATTATAGGTGATATGCGACCCTGACAATGTATCTTGTTTGTACACATTTGCTCTAAACGGTTCGCAACTGGGGCTTGTATTACCCATAATAATTGAAGATGTAGCATTAGGTGCAATGGCCTGCATATGACTAAACCTGTGGCCTGTTCCAATACAATCTGGTGCTTCTCCCCGTGACGATCCCAAGATTACATTAACCTTCTTCAAATTGGTTCGAATTGTTTTGAAAATTTTATTATTTAGGTTGTAGGCCTCCATACTTTCAATTGCAATATCTTTAGACTGAAGGTACGAATGAAACCCTAAAGCACCAACTCCAATTGCCCTTTCAGAAGTGGCTGAATGTATAGCACGTTTGAGTGTGAGCGGTGCATTATCGATAAAATATTGTAGTACATTGTCCAGGTAAGTAGCAACATCAAGATAAAATTGTTCATTGTCGCACCAATGGTCATAGTAATCCAAATTTAGGGATGCCAAACAGCATACAGCGGTACGTTCAGCATCTGTGGGTAAAATGA